AACTCATAATGGATTGCTGAAACCCATTATCCCATAATTCAAAAATTAAACCACCTGAACTATTAATATAAATATATGCAAAACTTCCTCCACTAATTAATTGAATTGGCAAAATTCCACTAATATCATATTTGCCCGTAAAATCAAAATCAACAAACATTACTCCCTCACTCTGCCCAATTAAACTACTTATCCCCGTTTTGAAACAAGCATCCGCCACCCTTGTTGCGCTTGATGATGTGGTGGGGATGTAGGAGGTGGGGTAAGATGATGCTTCGCACTGATATCCCCATAAACCAATTCCGCTTGTTCCGTTGCCCGTGTATGTTGAATTACCCGCACTATCTAATAAATACAATTGGATATTCGCACTTGTTGCAAAATCTTTTAAGCAAAAAATTGTGCATCTATACCAACCATTGCCGTAATTTTCTATTTTACCCGTTCCGCTACTTACAACTCCCGTTGATAAATTGAAATAACTAATACCCCCTACCGCTTGGTTATTGTCGTAAAATAAAATCTGCGAACGCCCTTCTGCTTTGACAAATACACTTATACAATAAGGACTACTGTCAACCGTTCCACCTAACGAAACGCTGAAGGTGACTGCGTGTGTTGAATTGCTTGTGCTTTCAATTATTTTGTCTGCGTTGGTTGTTCCGTCTGGACTTGTTAAACTATTTTCCGAAGATGTAACATTGACTAAATTGTAATTTGTAGAATTAATCTGCTCTGAATACAAAACAACATTCGTACTCTGCTTCTCCAACAACAAACTAGGACACCCCCCGCCCCCATTTTGATAAGTTAATCGGGGTACATTTAGGCGGTCGGTAGTGGGGAAATAGGGTTTGGCGGTTGAGCCGATGTTTAGTTGCGCGCCCCATACATACATAAAATCCGTACCATTACCCGTAAAAGTAATTGACCCATAAGCACCAATTGTTGGAGTTGCTGAATTACTGAAACGAACACGCAAACCACGAATTTCGTCACTTGTTACGGTGTAAGTAAGTGCGCATCTATACCAACCATTGCTAACGCTGGTAACATCGTATGAATTTAGTGTATACGAGCCACTATTTCCACTTTGTGTTACTGCACCATTGGTTAAATTAATTACTATGTAAGCATAGTTTGAACCATTTGAGCCATTGTCACCAATCAAAGCATAATCGGAATTTCCTTTTTTCAAATATACGCTTGTTGTATATTGACCGAAAATTGATGTATACAAAGAATTGTATAGAACATGCTCACTTGTCCCCGTTCCAATTGTTAATTTATCCGCCGTATTTGTGCCATTAGGTGCAGTTGTTTGATTTGTAGTTACTGATAAATCAACTGCACCCCAATTCGCATTGCCAAAATCTTCTGAATATGTAACCAAATTCCACGGAACCACCTCAACCAACCCCGCACTATTTACACGGGTTCCGTTGGATGCACGGGTGAACGCTAAATCGCCGTTTCCGTTTTCGGGAATAACCGAATAGACCACATCTTCCTTGTAGCCACTCGGAATCATAATTAAACTCGCTTGTTCTAATAATGTACTCATACCCTTAATGCGTTTAATTTAACTTCCAAACATTCAATACCTTCATAATATCCACCATCTGCCGTGACACGGGCAATATACCCCAATACAATCTCATCCGCCAATGGCGAATAAAAAGGGTGTACACCAACAAATGGCCCTTGATTAAACATTGTACAATATAATTGTACCGCTTGTTAAGGTGATTGATGAAATATAAGTTCCATCGGGAACACAAACAAACCCACCTTGACGGATCGTTACACTTGTTAATCCCAATGATGTCATCAATGTTGCACTCGCCTGGTCTAAACACGCTGAAACCACGCAGTCACTATTGACTACAAAGCCACGAAATTGACCAACCTTTGCGGATGTATTGGCAACGACTACACTTCCCGTGTAACCCGCCGAAAATGAACTTGCGTTAATACTCATATCTATAAAACGATTAAATTGTTACTTGTTAGGGGTTCGCCGTAATTGGGCCAATGCCTTGCGCCCACAATGTTCCATCACAACATTTTTTGGAATATGTTAATTTGTCTTTGCAGAAACATGACCGTGTTCCACCTCCTTGTGGTGAACTCCGTGATGGGGTCTTCCAACCTTGTGCGGGTTGAGTTGTGTTATCGTAATTTTGGTTCTTCATCTCCTTGCTAATAAAAATAATAATAAACCCAATAATATCAATCCTAAACCAACGCCAACAACCTGGGGAACTTTGATGCGTTCCGTATACTTAATCTGTGCGGGTAATGTGATGGTCTTGGTGAAACGGATCGTGTCTGCTTTAACAATTGTCTTAATTCTTATTACATCGTGGTTTCTGTAAACTATTGTTCTAACGCCATCTTTTTCAATTGTGATGGTATCGACCTTTTGCGTGGTGAAAGTGTCTGTAATGGTCACAGAATCGCGTACAAATAGCGTATCAATGCCATACACACTGATTTGTGCCATTGCGGGATTCTTTTTGATGGCTTGTTTCAAATACCATTGACTTGAACATCCCGTAAAAAGTATGATAACCAAAACGGACTTGGTAAATAAATGACATGTTACCTTAACAACACTTTTTAATTGTGTCATGTATTGGGTCAATTTCTTGACCTTTTCTTCCTTGGGTTTGTATGTCTTTTTTACAAATTCCATGTTACGAAATTCGATGGGTTTGTATTTGGGTATTCTCCCGATTCTTGGTTGGCGGTATATTCGGGGTATCTCTGTGGGAAATACGATAAGTAATCCACGCAACGCCTCCGATAAGTTTCGGCAATGTTTCTTTGTCTTTGAACAATGGTGTCTAATTCTTCCTTGCTTGGCAACTGCGTGTTTTCTGGTGAATTACGAACAATACCCGCATTTGTTACCTCATAGCCATGGAATAATAACAAATCACTCATTGCATAATGAATCAACAAAGGTTGCAAATAGTGTGATACCAACAAAAGGTAATATCCCGCCAAGGTGCTTGACTGCACATCATCCAACAACCTACGATACAAAACAGTACCGCACAATTCTTGAACTTGAATGTCTTGGGCTATCTTGATAAATGGGGTTATTTTATCCACATCAAAATTCCCACTCAATTGGGTGTATTTGAATATGTCCTCCTTGGTGATTAATAATACATCATCGTTTGCGTACATCTTATTTATTTTTTAATGATCCTTGATTTGGCATATCAATGGGCCGTGTCTTTGCGGTATCCCACCCACTTGGTGAAAATGGTACACCCGCGTTATCGGCACTCTTATTTGATACTTCGTTATAATTTTCTAAATCCCTATTCTCACCGCTTTCATTTGATTGCTTGGGTAAAAATTTACCCTTGATTTGCTTCCGTCTGAATGTCAATCGTTCCCATCTGTGGTGACAAGATACTCCACCTTTGTACTTCCAAATAGAATATGAGCTTGTGCCACTCGGTGCAAATTGTCCGTTGACTCCCGCATCACCCATCGCAATAATATCTTCCCGTCTGTAAATTACTCCCCCTTGGGATTCGGAAACCATTGCAGTACAAAATTGCCTTGAATTGTCGGATACGATATGAGGGCCATACCGATAACGGATTTTGTAAACCCCTTTATCATCACCACTTTTTTTATTGGGGTTTTCATAGGCCATCTCAAACTTCATTTCCTCATCCGCATCCGTTACCTCCGTGACATCAATCAATTCCCATACATCGGTGTTAATTATTTCCCCCCTATTTTGCAAATGTTCCAACCACGATTTACCATCGTCATCGGTCATGTCTAACTCAATCTTTTTTTTTAATGACAAAGCAATACCAGTTTCCTCCTCACGGGTTTCATCATCAATTACATTGCCCGTTAAATCTGTAAATTCAAGTGGTTGTAAGGTCTTGAAATACATATTTAAGTTATACCCATTGTGGTTCAATACCTTGGTGACTGCATCAATTACCAATCTTTGGAATGGTCTGATAACAACATTGTCAAACAATATAGATGCTGACTTTAATTCCTCCGCGTTATTGCCGAATCCCGTTCCATCCTTAATCCCCAATAACAAAGGTGATACCACCCTATGTGATATCATTACTTTGGTCATGGATTCTGTGGATAAAAATTGATATTGGTTGTGGGCATCACTCAATTGCACTGGGGTAATATCCGCAGCCGAATCCTTGCCATCATTCCAACTGATAATAAACCGCCCCGCATTGCTTGATCCACCGAACTTTGATTTGATTTGTGCTTCAACAGTATCCTTAACCTCGGCGGGTGGCTGCCCATTGTTGAAGTTTATCAACATAGAAGGTGCAAGACCATTCATGATGTTGTTGATGTGGAAATTGGAAATCTCCGCTTCCAAGTTTGCATATTGCGTACCGCCTTGGTAGTCCACGGGTGCGAAGTAAAACGAACCCGTTGAATATGGTTTGATTGTTAATATACATTCGTTTGAAGATTCATCATAACCCCATGCCCGTATTTCGGTGGGTTGTGTGCCACGCTTGATATTGGCCCAATCTGGGTAATAATAATACTTTTCAATCTCGCCCTTATCGTTGCACTTGGCGGGGCGAAGTGTTTGTTGTGGGAAATGCTTGGCCTTAACATACTTTTTCTTGTCCTTTGACTTGATGAGTTGAAACGATGCTTGGCCCAACATCTTCAAATCCATGATAATTGCCCGTAAATCATCCGCACTAAACATGGTTTTGAAATCAATGTAACCTGGCAAGTTCCGTGATGTGCTTGTTACCTCTAATCCCAAACCATAGATTTGATCCGCTATGCCTTTAATACACGCATTGTTCGTGGGTGAACCATGATACAAGTCAATCAAATACTGATAATAATTATTGTCATCGCCGTATTGTACCCAATCCTTGTTTTTTTGTTCAATGATTGATGGGGCGGTGTATGATTGTAGTTGTATAAATTCTAAACTCATAGTGTTATCCATTGGGGTGTAACTGGGGCCGTGGTATCCCACTGCTTCCAAGTGTTGTTAATGTTTGTCGTTCCCGTAATCCAATACCCTAAATACTCCCATACCAAATGGTCTGCATTGAATATACGAATCAATATCTCATCCGTATTTTGTGCAACTAAATTGATTGGTGTTAAGGTAGGCAAATTCATCGTGTAGAACGAATATAATTCGCTTGGTGTACTCGTAGCCGTTACCATTGTTTTGGTTGGCTTGTGCCACACCTCAATCACTGATACACCCGTAAATTCAACAAAGGATGTGAAGGTGATATTAGTGGATGCGTTATTGATGTGCATACCTATAAAACGCAATTATCAATTTTTGTTATAAATGAAAAACCCCCACCGAATGGCAAGGGTTCACATAGAAATATGATTAAACGCTTAAACTGGCATTGTTGGTGTAATAACCAACGCGATACTTGCTGATGAATTGGCATCCACGATTCCTGGTGGCAATTTCTCTTGGCTTGAAAAAGTGATGGTATTCAAACGAGCATCACCCATTTGTACACCCCATGAACTTGATCCGCCATTGGCATCACAACCCAAAGTTTCACCCAACAACCACATTTGGTCGTTCCTATCCCAAACAATAATCTGCCATCTTCCTTTGGTCAAGGTTTGAATTGCATCCATATCGGCATCTCCCGTTACTTCGGTCAATCCGCTTGGCTTAAATGACAAAGTAAAAATGGTTTCATACATTGATGTTCCATTATCGCGTGATGCGGTGATGGTTGTTTCCATGGTTGACAAACCTTTCAATTCCCAGAATGGGGCTGCAAGGGGCGTTGAATTTACACCATTGTCAATCAATGTGATAATTCCACTTCCGTCTTTGGTAACGCGGTTTGCAAATTCAAATGGTACAAAGTATGCTACTTTAATTCCACCGACATACTGCTTACACGGTTCGTATCTTCCTAATAATGTTCCACAACTTGGCATGTTCTTGTTCTTATCTTGGTTAAAAAAAAGGGGCGGGTGTTTATGCCCACCCCAAGTTTATATCTATCCTATATTATTAGGTTACATTAATTACAACTTGTTGAGTTGGGTTAGTTGCAATGATACCACCCGTGAAACGCATGATTGTACGAACATTCTGACTTCCGTCAATGTCGGCCATATCAATTACCTTCACTTCGTTGTAATCGCTTAACAATCCCGTTCCAAAGTGCAAATCACTTTTAAGACCCAATACACAATCCGAATCGTTAAGACCAGGACACATGGTTACGGGAATACCTTGGAAGTTCATTGGCTTCTCACCAACATAGAATTGGAAGTTGTAGTTACCCGCAGATAACGCCGCTTGATACGCCTTCATAGTAACGGGGCCAACATAGTATTGGTAACCTTCTTTGCCATATAATGCAGCGGGTGAATAATCCAACGCTTCTTGCAAACGAGCAACAACATTTGATCCACTTGTTGCACCAGAGAATGGGCGAACAACTGATGAGTTATCAATCAAGTATTGAACCATACCACCCGTGTAGAATGTGTTGGTTTTCCAAATACCTAATTCAACACCTTGGGCAACTTCTGCGGCAACTTGGGCCAACAAAAATTCCTCAAATGTTGCGGGTAATTTCTCAAATGCACTGAATCCCGCTTGGGCTGCTTCCCATGTTGTACGCAAATTGTTCTTACACAAAGTTAAGTTTACTTGCTTTTCCACTGTGGTCAACACATATTCACCCAAAGTGATTGATGAGTTGTCCGCGTAATCGCAAGATGCAGAATCGATTGATACCGAGTTCTGCCAGTTACGGATCACTTCTTTGAAAGCCACATTGGGGTGCAATGTGATAAGTTCTTTTGACAAGGTTTCACCCGACAAAAGGGCAGCGGCCACATACTTGCCACTCCAAAGACCCGCGTAGGTATTGGGGGAAACTGTTGGGCCACTTAAATTGATTTTGTTTAAATTATTGTTCATTTCGTGGTTAGTTGAATAGTTGATTAAATACTCTGTCTTTTACTGATTCGGCTCTTTTATTGCCCATGTGGAATTGCAATTTTTTTGCTTCTCCGTTTGATTCTGGGTTGTGCAATGTGTGTGGGGCGGGTTCGGTTGCCAATCTGTTTGTCAATTCCTTGTTCTCCTCACTTAATTGTACTTTTTCTAATTCCAATGCTGATAAACGGGCTTCAAATCTTGCTTCCAATTCTGTCATCTGTTTGCTGAAATAAGATTCTTCCATTTCGGTTTTGCTTTTAACAACCCTCTTGGCCATTGGCATTTTTTCCATTGGTTCTTCCATTGGCATATCCTCGGCTTCAACGATGGCTTCTTCCTCGGGGGCTTCTTCCTCCTTGGTTGCTACCTCTGTGATTGTTCCGTTTGGATCAACCGTAATTACATTGCCATTTTCTAATGCAAATTCACCTTCTGGGCATGGAATGTTACCATCTGGTGTTACGATAAATACCGCTTCACCAACGGCAAAATTGTCTGATTCAAATGTGGCTTGACCATCTTCGGTCTTAACTTGTGCCAAATCAACCTCTATTGTGGCTTCGGACTTTAATCCCAAAGTTGCCAATACGCGGTTTAATGTTTCGGTTGCGTTCATATCTAAAATACTTTAATTGTTTATGTTGTTTGATTTTTGAAATTCAGTGAGTATGTCAATTACCTTGGCCAATTTCTCATCATCGGTTTGAACCTTTGACAATGGCATTGACTTGTCGGCAAAATAACCTTCGATTGAAAATCCTTTAACACGACCCGTCTTAACATAGTCGTTCCAAATCTCATCGTTGGTAACCTTCAAACATCCCATCCAAGTTCCAATCGGATCGGTCATACCATAGATGGCCGTCTTATCCTTTTCCATGTCCTCTTTAATCCACGATTCAACCATGCAAATACCTTGCAACGCCATATCGTGTTCCAATGTGGCTTTCCCTTGGTTGCCTTTCATCAAGAACATTTGTGATGCACGGGATACCGTGTTCTTTGAAAAGTACACATAAAATTCTTGCATCTCCCCATTCATTATTTGTTTGCGGAATATCGGTTTGTCGGGTATTAATACTGGCCCCATTAAAATGCGTTTTTCTGCATCCACTTGGGCAAACTTAATTTCGTGTGCTTTCAATGCAATGAAATTGGATTCAATGGCGGGGGCTTCCACAATGCTTATCGCATCAATGCCACTTGCCAATTGTTGGTCATCCAATATCAATTCAATTATTCTCATAATTTATTTAAGTCGTTTAAATACTGGCCTTTTACTTCCATCTCCATCATCATTGTATTTAATTCTTTTGGTTCGATACCAAACTTTTCTTTCATCTTTGCAATTTTTCCACATAACATTTTTGCTGCCTTGTAATGTACAATCGCTTTTATAATATCACTTTTAATGTTATCATGTTTGCTTCTGATACTTTGAACTTTTGCTCTTAACAATCCCATTTCTTTGGTCAAATCTGATGATATCGATAATTCTATTCCTTGTAATTGCATATCATAAAAAACGAATTAACCAGGGAATGTTGCATTTGTTTGTATTCTCCTATCAAGTGCTTGTTGTGAACTCATGTCGTTACCCACCACATACGCCTTTGCGGGTTTGTTCATGCTCTTATTTAAACTCGCTGCCATTTGTGCGGATGGATCAACTGTACCACCAATGATTGAAACACTAGGCCCCATACTTTGTGCTGATTGACCCGTATCAGATTGACCTGGCACTTTCACGGATAAGATTTTTTTAACATTCATTAAACCCGTCGCAATAATTGCCGCAGCATTTATGTACCCTAATGGTGGTGTTGCTGCCCCCGCTTCCAATGCTTTGTTTGCACCCGTATAGGTAGCAATAATCGCACTTGCTACTGACAACGCTTTTCCCATTGCCGTTTGTTCACCAACTAATTGTGAGAATGTTGATAATGCGTTTGCCGTGGCATCTAATATAGCCATTTTAGCATCAAGTGTCTTTTTTGCTAAATCTTTTTCTTTCGCAGCATTGTCTTTTTCAATTTGGAATTTTTTGTCAGCCAATGTTTGCGCGTTTTTTAGTTCTAAATCCGTAACTGCTAATCCCGCTGCTTTTCGTGATTCAATCAATGCGTTGGTTCTATCAATTTCCATTTGATACAATGCTTCTTGTAGATCCTTTTCGTTTTGTATGGTATTATATGCTTCTAGTTTTTTAGCATCTATTTGTTTATTGATGCTATCTTCCTTGGCTTTTTGCAATTCTTCTAGTCGTAATTTTTCCGCATCTAACGCAGCCTTTTCTGCATCGTCGGCTGATTTTAATGCTTCTTTTCTTTTTGCTGCATCTTCTTTATTTAATGATTCAATTCCTTTAATTAATTTTCGTTTACGTAAAATTGATTGGGCTTCTAATTCATAAACTTTGGATTGTGCATCTGCTGATTCTTGGGCCATTTCATCACTAACATCACTAAGAGAATTGCGTTGGTTAATTAAAGCCAATTTCTGTTTGGCAATTTTCATTTCTTTTGCCAACAAATTATCTTCCGCAGTACCAACTTGTTGCAATGCTTTTATTCTTTCTTCTAATGTGGCGTTTTCATCTTCCATCATTAATCTGGCCGCTGCTAATTCTTTATTTTGTTTTGACCTTTCTACTCCTAATGCTCTTTCTGCATCCTCAATTTTGGCAAATTGTTTTTCAATGTTTGCTGCAATATTTGCTTCTCGTTGGGCTTCATCCATTACTTTTCCTATTGCCTTTCCCGCTGCATCAAGTTTGCCCGTCATATCTTCAACTCCTAATGCAACTTTGGCAACTGCGTTGGTAGCAACTTTTCCCGCTTCTGAAAATTCCCCAGAAAATAATAAACCAATTGCTTTACCTAATTGTGGCAACAATTCCAATAACCCTTCAAAACGATTAATGATGTTTTCTTTTAACATTCCAGCAAAATCACTTAATGCTTTTTGTGGATCTTCAAATATGGATATTAAAATTTTGGCCACTTTAACCAATACATCTCTAAATACATTCATGACCGCACTTAAACCAGCCATGATTTGATCTACCTTTTCACCACCTTCATCCGTGGATGTGAATGCCTTGTACAACAATCCTAACGCTGCCGTAATAGCCGTAATGGTCAACATGACGGGATTTGCTGCCAATACCATTAATGATTTGCCAAATCCTTGCACGGCTTGAACTGCTTGACCAACGGGGCCTTTGATCCCCGCTAATTTTTCACCAATACCACTTGCTTTTTGCGCAGATGTTCCAACACCATCTAAACTTGAATTTAGATTGTCTACACTTTGAACTGCATCCTTAGTATTGATATTTACATTGTAATTTATTTGCTCGGCCATGATTTTGATTTTCGTTTATAGATTTTCCATACTTGCTTCCAAGTTTGTGCGTATTGGTTTTTACCTTTGGCAATTTCTACCGTATCCGATACCCCATACCATTCTTGGGCTTGTGCTAATTTTATAATGAGTAATATCATTTTTTCAGTATTAAAAAGTTAGATGAAACGATCGTGATGGTGTGGGATCCACCAGAAAAAAACTTCCACATTAATTGTACTTCATCGGTTGTTGAAAGGTCTAAAATTGTGGATAAATAAGCCACTCCATAATCACTTCCAAATCCACTGAACGCACTTGTTTTTACTCCATTGACCATAATAGCAAAGGTGATGTGGTGACTTCCACTTTGTGATACTTCCACCATTGCCGTAAACTTGTATTGACCACCATCAGTGCATATATATTTTGCCGTTGCCAAATCAGATGTAATGTTGTCAACATAGCCAATGGATACCTCCAATTCTTGTGGAACGGGAATGAATGTCGTTCCTTCCGTTGTGGATGACACGGAAGTTTCACGATACATTGTGATTTGGTTGAATTGTACAATCGCTTGTAAGCTTTCAACTTGTTGTGCAAGGTCACTAACACTATTTTGGTTGAATGTCGTGTCTTGGTTGCTATTCAAATAATCTTCCGTGCCATAACGATACGAGTTCATAATACCTTTGGCCACAACATAATCTTGTAAATATGACAATCCGTTAACATTGATAACCACATCCGTGAAATCGGGTTTTTGCCCCGTGGTTGTGAACGACATAATATCAACATCTGGGTATGTCACCAATTCAAGGTTAGCCCATTGCGTTAACATATCGTATTTCACCGACTGCACTTTGTAATAATTGCCACTAATTGCGATGGTGTCGTTCAATTCAAAATTTAACCATTCACCCACGGGAATATACGCACCCACTTTTACCAACCTTGATTGTGTGGAATACATACGAGATAAATACTCGTTCCAATACATCAAATACAATGTGTTTATGGGGGCATCTCCACGAACTGAATACTCCAACCCAAACGCCATTGAATAACTTGATGAAATGGTTGGATAAGCGGAATATGATGTCATTAATGGCAATACATATTGGTTTACATTGTTGAAATAATATGGATCACTAATTGATTGCAAACCACCATAATAAAACAATGTCAAATCTTGTTGCACCGCCTTGTTATCCTTATCCATAAACCTGGGGATGTTTAATTCCGTTGACCTTACTTTTTGATTATTGGCATTGGTTTCATCTAATGTTTGGGGGCATATTACATTGAACGGGGTTTCTAACTTAAATTCATCTGTTGGGTAATCAATCACGGGTGAAAATGTAACCGATCCATATTCCCTTCGATTGATGTTTCTGTAATACTCATTTGCCAAACATTCCGATGCCTTGTGGGTCATTGATACCACTTTTGGAATAGGTAATTTGGTATGCTCAATGTCTTTTGTATCAATAAATTCCGACCAATTCTTTGTCGTTCCTAACGCATACCAATCTTGAAGGTTGTGTATTTCTATGGTTGATGAGCTTGTCGGAATCAAAATGCAATTGTATGCTTTTATTACACCATTCACAAAGTCCTTAATCTTGGTTTGTGGCATAGCATCCTTCATGTCAATTGTACTTCCATTAATCCCTTGGGGTGCAACTGTACACTCAAATGACATTGTATATGGTGATGATACATTGGCGGTCATTGTTCTATATCCATACGATACTTCGTCACCACTTGTTAACACATAATCAAAATTTAGATAAGCGGGTGAAATAAATGTGTTCACATTGGTTGTAAATGTGCGACTTTTCATCACTCGGCCATTTAACATCACTACAAATGTGATTACTTGCCCCGCAATGGGTGAATTAAATTGCACATACAACGACATTTCAAAGGTGTAATTACCCTTGCGATTTGCCGTGTATATGCCAGATGTTAAATTGTAGTTCCCAGATGGGTTCGTGGCCACTGTGGGAAATATAAGTGTCTTATAATTTAAGTTTGCAATTGTGAATTGTGTATAAGTAAATGTACTTACATACGCCGTTGCCAATCCCGATGCCACATACTCTGGGTCATACAATGGCCCCGCCGTTCCCATTGGTAAAATATAAGCATCATCCATTTCGGGTCGGTCTAAAAACGAACCACTTAATGTGTAAAGGGCTTCTGCAAATACCGTTGTTAACATTGCCTTCAATCTGATTGCGGGTCGTAAATCATCTACCTCCACACCATTAGGATTCCGTATGTTTCCATTTATTCCCGATGCCAACGAATACCGCCAATTCTGATTATAGTCAGCAATGGGCCATAATATATCTCCACCCACTAATGTTTGATTCCAAGATGCAACAATGTTTGTATAATTGGCCGTGTGGTCATACGCACCCCACATATTATAATTCAATAACTTCTCACCCCATACATCCAATATCTTTTTGGTCGTTCCGTAAAATACGATGTTGTAAAGTTGTGGGATGCCGTCTTTGTACTTACACCCAATAAACTCCACCCGCCCATCGTAAACGGGTAACGAGTGAATGTAAAGCGTGGCATTTTTACCAACATTGGGATTCCATCCACCCAATACTACATTCTCATCAAACCAATCCGCAAAGATTTGGTTGTTTGTTTCTGACGCGGGGATTTGAAAGTTCTGGGTGTAATCTGTCCATACTGTGGATAAATCTTGTAAATCTTTTAACTGTCTATTTAATTCGACACTTTCATCCTTGAATAAATCAACGGGCAACAATTCATTGAACGCCCCACCCAATGCCATTAAACTTTCAATACAACAATCTTGGGCTTCGGTAAACCCACCAACCGCCCTTGTATATAACGCAGTCATGATTGGGGTGATGGTATCTTCAACCCCGTTGTCAATGGTCAATGAAAATCTTAACTCCATTATCGTACAATCTTGTTAATCTTGGGTTGACTGTACTCGAATTGTATGGTGTATTGGATAAGGTATTCGTTTAATACTTTTTTCTTTTCAAATGCTGAATCAATTACTCGCGAAGCCAATACAATGTTACCATCCAACATTAAAATGTTGTTTGAGTAAAACACTTGTTCCAAGGCATCAATATCCGCTTCGTTGATCCAATCCGTGTTTACCATCATAGTCAATTTTGAGTTGACTAAATACGAAGTGGTAACCCCTACGCCATAACTCCAATCTTGACCCAAATCCGCTTGTTTGAAAATCGGTTGTGAATATGTTTCTTTTTCAACTCCGTAATTGTCACGGCTTAATGCGTTGAATAAATAGGAATCATAAACCCCGTATTTGTTTAGGAACAACGCATCTTGTTGACCATACTTATTCTGGCAATCAAATACCACGGGCATCACAACATCATTCCCCGTTTTTACAAAAGTGATATTGGAATCCGTACCCCATACTCCACCCGCCGTCATCAATTGCTTTATTTCAATTCCTTGGATTAACTGCGATTGTGTTGTAATTGCATTTGGTGTTACCGTTGCACTTCCACAAGTGATGGATGTAATCACACTTGCATCGTACCATAAATACGCTTGGGGGGTTTCGGTTGTCAATGTAACTTGTGATTTGTCCGTATAGACATACTTAGCCCCGTAACCGACATTAAATCCATCTTGGGTGTATGTGTATCCACTTGTGGCCAATATCGTGTTAGAAGTGATTAATGATGTTGATGTGCTTGAATAAAACCCTTGGCAAGTTACCACCACTCGCATTGCACCATCACCGATATTTGGTTGGTATGTACCCGTTAAGAAATAATCCCGTTTTACATATTGACTGACAATTTTGTGTACATCAATCCATCCCCTTCCCCCACCAAATTGGTCGGGTACTCTGTTAATGGTTACAATCGGGGTTGCGGGTAATGTGGCCGTGCCACTCCATACATAAACCTTAAATTCATAATAGAATCCCGTGACTGCATAATTGCCGTCATATCCTTGGTAAATAATTGGGGAATTGCACCCCACAATTGAATCTGGTTGTTCCGTGAAGTTCATTTCTTGAATAGTCCTTTTTTAATATCTTGTGACATCGCTTGGGTCAAAGCTTTATTGAACGATGGTAAAATTTGTTGTCTTGCTTGTGTTACAAATGGGAATGGCTCAATACCAAAATACTTTATTTTGCGATTCATCATAAACCGCATGGCGTTTTCATCTGCCTTGCCTTTGAATCTTCCCGTTCCCATATCCCTTGGTTGGATGCGTTTCATCTTTGTCCAATTACGCATTGAATCCAATGGAATCCCCTTACCTGGTTTTCTTCCCCTCTGTACATAATCCGCCGTCTTGTTCATCGTGATTCCCAATGTCAAACCATTCGGATCGGGTTGAATAGAACCCACCAATTGCCCAGATGCTACATAATTACCACGGAATGTCTTTTTGGTTGCTGACACCACTTGCCATCCACCACCTACCTTTTTCCACTTGGCACGGATTGAAACACGGGGGCGTTTTATTTCCAACATATTCCGACAAGCAATTGCCCACTTCTTGGAATAATCCGCAACAACGGAAACGCTATTCTTAAACGCAATCGCCATCAGTAACCCAAGGGTTGATTAAATCAATTGTAACTTGTATTTGAAATCCCGCTAATACTGAATCCATCGTTTCAACAAATGGCATAAAGTTTATGGGGCGTTGGAATTGGATTTGATTAAAATAGGTTTGTTCTAACAACCACAATCCTTTTGACATTTGCACATACATTTCTTGTAAAATATGCCCATAGTTTTCATTCTCCGTGTATCCGTATTGGTCGTAAACTGTAATCAAGTTTAACTGTTCGTTCTCACCTTTCAAAAAGTTTACACGATCCGCAATCATTACATTCATTTGAATGGATGCGATTTGGTCGGTCAACGCCACATTTTGAATTGAACAGTGCATCAACGGGAATACCGTGAACGCCTTGAAATCTAACTCTGTTAATGTTCCGTGGCTATAATTCCATCCTTCCGTTGTGGCTATGTCCTTGAATACCTTGAATGCCGTTCCTATGTGATTATTGTTCATCGCTTGTAACTTTGTTTAATGATTTTTTGTTCCATTTCCGCAATGTCGCTCTCGTAAGCGGTGAAATACAAAGCGGTGTGAATGGTCTTAGTATACACATCTTCCAATTGTAGGAAATTTCTTGAAGCGAGTCGATAGACCATTCCAAACCATCCCCATTTTTTGGTAAGGCGGTTTTCATCTGCTGACCCATCTCCCCCTCCAAATACTTCTGGATAGAATTCAGTAAGTCGATTCCTAAACTCCAAAAAAAAACCATGGCCCCAAATGTGGTGTTGCAATCCAAATCTTTGAACCCAGTAACAAGGTTTGCGGAATAGGGTGCAATCTCATACCTTCCGTTCTGTCCGCTATGCGTTACGGGGCGATATAAGACACTCATCACTCTCCATAGGTCGTGGGTTTCCTTTGTGTATGTTTCGATGTCTATAAACTCACCCACCGACATATCATCCAAGTTGGGGATAAATCCGTATTCAACGCCATCCATTTTGAACTTGGGTGTGAATGTTGGTGATTCGGTTAACATCAAAGTGATCCGTTCAACCGCCTTGGTTAAAACATCAAACGGCATGGCCATAACCTCGGTCATGGTCAATTCACAAAAAATGGAAACGGCTTCCAATTGTCGTTGGGTATCATCCATCTCGGGTTTGAGGGATTCATACGCCAACATTTGATGCAACTTCACATCTTTAAGCGATGTGGGTACTAATATGCTTTTGGATTCAATCATCTATTATAAAACGACTGAATTGGGGTTTGTTGTTTACACCTCCAATGCCTCGTTCAATAATACGGTGACTTTACCATATTGCCTTTGCACTTCTTTGTCTGACCACATTATGTTTCCAAATTCCCTCACTGAATTAATAATGGTTGAATGGTCGCGGTGGCTGATGTTTCCAATTTCGGTTAATCCCATCACCAATCGCTTTCTGCAAATGTAATTAAACATGTGACGGGCAAATAGCTTTGACCTTTTCCGCGATGGGCAAAGTATTTCATCGGGTGTTAAATCGGTTACCGTACACACCGCCCTTAATACTTCCTTCCAATGTGTGGGGGTATCGTTTAATTGAATGCGGGGTTTGATTATTTCCCTTTTTAATTCCTTGACCTGGGAATGGCAATCACTTTGTATTGCTACAATTAATAATCGCAATCGTTTAACTTCTTGTTTGAGTAAGTGTATTTGTTGGTAATGGCTTGTCATATCGTTCGTTCTATTGCTTTGAATATCTCGTATGCTACTTGTGGAACAATGGCGTTCCCGTATGCTTTTATGGATTCGTTTCTCCACTTTGGAAAGGTAATTCTGTCCAATTGGGTGGGAATCCCATCATCTCCCCCACAAATCGGGGATTCAGTTGGGAAGTTATCCCAGTCATTTGGCGAACTCTTTTTACCATTGAATCTTGATTTTCCAATTCCGTCACCTTTTCCCCACAATCGGATGCTGTCGGTGTTGGTAACATTCCCCTTTGATACACAAACCCCGTTTGCACTTCTTGTGCCAATGTTCCCGAATTTCCGAACTTCTGTTCCTTCTTGGTTAGATTCTCCGTGTAAGCATCCGCCGAACAAGGGGTTTTTAGCAACAAACCAAACTCGATCCCTCCCGTGTGGGGCATTGACCGCCGCCGCAGGTATAACCACGGCCTGGACTTCGTACCCCTCAAACTCCAAGTCAGAATGCACCTCATCGAATACCATTCCCCCATTCCAATTAAGGAGTCCAAAAACATTTTCCCCCACGATGTACTTTGGTTTAATCTCCCGTATTGCTCTAAGCATTTGGGGCCACAAATGGCGTTCATCTTCTTTGCCTTGTCGTTTTCCCGCGTTTGAATAGGGTTGACATGGGAATCCTCCCGTGAGAATATCAATTTGGTTTGCATATTTTGTAAAATCGGTTTTTGTAATGTCATCAAATGATTCTGCGTTGGGCCAATAATGGTGTAATACTTTTTTCCCAAACTCGTTCCACTCACAATGAAAAACATTTTCCCAACCCATCCATTCGGCTGCAAGGTCAAACCCTCCAATTCCCGAAAATAAACTACCGTGTTTCATTATTTGTCCCTACAAAGATACAAATAAACAAGTAATAAACAAAATCAACGAATATCGTATTGCCCAAAGTTTGAACGAATCCCCAATGCCATCATCTCATGGTAACGCCAACTGTCAATTGCGTGATCCGTTCCAATGGGGGTGTTGGTTGTTCGCCCTTGGTTATCCGTATCCCAACAATAATTACGCAACTCTTTAATTAGGTTCACACTTGTAGATGTCACCAAATACGATTGGCTTTGCATGATTTGTATTCCATAGTTGATTGAATCCTTACCCTTGGTCACTCCCTTAATTCTAACACCATACCTCCGTATCTCATCTATGGACTTTGGTTCGGCACTATCTGCGTAAACGGGAACGAATGTTGGCAATGCCTTTGCAATGTCTGAATTTAGCATTCCAGTGCGATACGCCACCTCATCAACGATTCTTTGACCATTGTATTCATAAACGGCAACGATGGCCGTGGGATCGTTTGTATAGCCGAAATCCACCCCTATGCCAACCAACCTTGCATCCTCGGGTAATGTATCAATGGTTTGCCAATTGGAAAAGATAACCCCTTGCAAGTTACCAATCTCGCCAAGCCCATACACCCGCCACCAATTGGCCCAATAATTTGATGTGGTTGCCCTATCCCGTGCCTTTTCAATTTCCGTCACAATGGACTTATCCAACGCCTCGTTATCCTTGTAGGTTAGTACAATCATTTCCGCATCGGGGTCGTGTACCAATTCACTATCCACCCAGAACTCCGCCACGGGGTTGTAATCCAAATAAATGAACTTTCGTGTACGAATTGCCATTTGATAATAAGCTTCCCAATTGATGTTGTTGCACTCATTCACGAATAGAACATCACGCCTTGCACCCCTTAACTTTTGGGGTTGGTCTGCACTAAAAAACTCGATGTAACTTTCGTTTGTGAACTTGTATGTCCATGAAGATTTGTTCCATTTCAACGGATCAAACATTCCAATCATTTCCATAATTTTAATGAAGTCGCGAATAGCACCCCTCCGCAAATGGGGGATGGTTTCTGACACAACACTAATTTCACACTTGGGGTTTTTGACTGCATAATCAATGAGCAAAGGAATAATCGAAAAGGTTTTTGAACTTGATGTTCCACCCCTTACAATTCTAACCCGTTTGCGTAATTTACTAATCTTGACCTGGGCCGTTGTCTTCTGCAACATTTATATCAATACCATTGAAAATTGGTTTTTCTTTTTCCTCCAATACATTGTGGCTCATGGATAGTTTGCGAAGTTCTTCTTCGCTGCTTATCAATTTCATTAACGCCAATTGTAAGGTGGGTTGTTCACTTAAATACCATTTGGAACGCATTGATACCTTGATATTGGTTTTTATCTCCATCAAAGCTTCTTTTATAGTTTCCGATTTTTCCAAACCAATGTTGTAGAATGTACTACTTGTACATGGTAGGTATGCAATTACATCTTGTATAAAAAACAATCTGTTCTTCTTGATGGCTTCAACGGCCATCGTTTCTAATTCGGTTCTATCGTATGCCATTATTCTTCTGGGGTTATGGGTATGGGCATCCAATATACCACATCTAACCTTTGGTCGGTGTGTGAGCAATGCCATTGCCCGTCATAGTAAGTTGCCACAAAGGGAATACCCCGCAAGGTGTGAACCAATACGGAGTGTCCTTCTTCGGGTAATGTTTGTTCAATCTTCCTCCATGCTTTCATCGTGTTTTTGTGCTTCTTCGTAAGTGTCGTAAAATGTTTCTTCGCCGTTGTTGGAATCAGTTACAAGGAACTCAACTTGTTGCCCCATGTTTGAGCAAATTGAAATACCATCTTTAAGGGCTATGTAAACATAACCAGAATTAGGATTAAATCCAATTTCCATAATGTCCTCTCTTGAACATTGATTGGCATACGCCATGAAAACTTTTGATAATCCTTTTGCTTCGCAGTAGGCAATTGACCCGTCAACGCCGTTGATTGTAATGTTATTTGTCATATTCATTTGACGAAGATACCTTTTATATTTGAAATATCAAATTATTTTTATTATTTATTTTAATCCCACAAATGCCTTCAAAGGATAAAATACTAAACTATTCCTATAACCCCCTTCATGTGTTGGGATAATTGGTGTAACTCCGTGTACATTTTTCCAAGCGGGGTAAACCAATATAGAATTGTCTGCACTATCCATAGTTGCCCCGTAGTCGGGAACATGAAGATTACCCCCTTTTGCGTTCAAACGCTTCGTGATAATTACATTTACGGCTCCAACGATGTTTCCCGCATCGCGGTGGAATGGGGCGGGAATGTTGTAATTAGAAATTGAACTTGTAAAAAGGTTAGCAAACTTCCATTGGTCTGGGACTGCCTTAAAAAGTTCAACTTGCTTTGCGTATTGCTCGGGCATAATTTCTTTTATAAGTTGCTCACTTTCTTTGGCTAACATCAACATCGCTTTAATAAAATTCTGCGCGGTCTTAACCTGGTGAACTGAACTAATACTTGGATAGGGCCTTCTGTTGTGTGGTCTTGGAGGAACGCTGCCAATAATTGTGCTATATTGTTGAACTGCATTTTCAAGGTTTTTTTGTCCCGCCGTTCTTCCCATTTCGCTTTTAGGTACATTTTTGCTTCGTAATTCAGCATTTGCTAAATTCGCCAATTTGCACATCTTTTCTGGCATCTGCTTTATGTAGAACCCAACTGCGATTCCGTCCTCGTAAAAAATGCAATCCTCGGTCATGTTCGGTTCAATATACGGACATTCTTGCCCGATTTGAACATCGTGTGGTTGTTTTATTAAATCAATCTTTTTCATAGCAAAATACATTTGTACACGCGGGAAACCAACTCTTTTGCCATACATCGTAATCACGGCTTTCAAACTTAGCGGTGTTTCCTATTGAACTCAATTTGTAATTCTCATTTAACTTTTCAATAATCTTCCAAAATCGTGGCAAAGATGGGTCAATATCAAAACTCCATTCAAAAACCAACTTCTTGAATTTTCTTTGGGTGTTTTCCAATATCGGCATCTCGGCCCCCTCTATATCAATTTTCACACATACACCATCTTTAATGGCTTCGTCAAAATTAACACAATCCACTTTCAACCCTTTCCCGTTCCAATTCTTGAACATAGAATTGCGCCACACATTGCCATTATTCCCTACATATAAATTTGCCTTCTTGACTTGGTTGTGAACTAATCCCGCACAAACCACATTGGCCTTAAATCCATTCACTTCTAAATTCTTTTCAATCATGGCACAATTATTTGGATCGGGTTCATACACAGTTACTTTGGCCCCCAATGCACACGCCAACAAAGTGAATGCCCCGACATTACCCCCGCAATCAACCCATTCTTCACCTGGTAATATCTTCATGCCTTTCTTTTGATAAACATCCTTGCCGATAACTTCCTCAAATGTTTTCAAATCACTTGTGTTTTCTCGGTGGAAAAACTTGATTCCTTTGATGGAATTTTGCTTCATAACTTATCCTTTTCTTCTTGAAGATACAACATAATCATGTGACCGACATAGGCCCCGCGTTCACGCCAAAACTTTACCAACTCATAAGCTTCTAAATAATGGTCGGGTTCAAATTCAATTTGGATGGCTTTCTTTACTCCGTCTGCCATGTCTGAAAGTTCATCCGATAAATCTTCCTCATCCAAAAGTGAGTAATCAACCTCAACGGGTTGTTGCCAAACATCCAACCCCCATGCACTCAATAATTCTGGTTCCCATTCATTCGCCAATATATCCCAATCCCATTCTCCAAATCCGACATTGTCCTTAATAATAAACTCTTTTTGTTGCTCGGGTGTTAGATCCGATGCTTTAATGATTGGCACTTCCTTCAATCCAACTTCTTGTACGGCCCTTAACCGCATATTGCCACCCAGGACAACCATTTCATCGTTTACCACGATGGGTCGGAGTTGTAGCATCTGGGGAAAGTCCTTAATGGACTGTACTAACTTCTTGAACTTATCATCTTTAATGACCCTTGGGTTGGTATCGTTGGCGATGATTGTTTTTGTTTTAACGATTTGTATCATTTGTTTATTTTTAGTTGGTGTGTAATAATTAAAAAGTCCATGTGGTGTTTCTTATCGCCATATTTGATGTGGCAAGGTCGACATAAAGCTTGTAAATTCTCAATGACATCCTTTGTTTTTGATCCACCCATGCCCCGTGGTTTAATGTGATGAATATCAACGGATTGACTTTCACACACTTCACAAGGAATAAAATCGGTTTTGTCATACCCGAAATAATCCATGTATATTTCTGTGTGCTTTTTCATGTCAATGATTTTATTGCGTATAACCACTCCGACCATCTTGCTCGGTCTTGATATTTCTGTCGGCATTTCTCACACATATAAATTTGGTTCGGTTCAATGTTTGGCCCCGTTTCGTTTATCAGTTCCTTCGTGGATTCTTTGTAATAATCACAACAATCACAAAGGTTTTTCGTAGGTGTCATATACCTTGCTTAACTCGTTTATCATTTCTTGCCACGCCTTGGGGTTGCATGAACATGGTTTTTTTATCACCTTGGATTGGAATATCCTTGACCACATCTCCGCAATCTTGTTTGCCTCCATCGGGGCCAATGTCGTATCGTTTACCTTCTTAAAATGTGTCCACCAATCATATTCCCCCTCCGTCATACACAGTGGTTGGCGATAAGGGAATATCTTGTTTAACTTTTCTTGTCGTTCCTTACATCCACAATCATCCCCTCCGATGAATTTTACAAGGGCTTCAATCCCCGTGGCTTTCGTCAATTTCTGGATCGTATCCCCTAACCCCTGGCTCTCGGTGAATTTCCTCCGTGTTTCGTTTTTCTTCTGCATAAATTTTGTATTTTACCGTTGTTTTTTGTTTGATATATTGTTTGGCGTTCTTAATCGAATTGAATACACTGTGCGTTGGTATGCCCGTCTTTTTTTCAATATCCCTCATGCTATGTCCGTACACAAAATGTAACTCCAATAACATCTGGTCATAGTCGCGTAAGTCATCAATTGCTTTTTTCACATCACCCATCAAATCCAAATGTGCCATTTCAGCCATTTCGGGGCTTTCTACGGGGTTGAATTGGTCTTGGTATGGTATTACCTTGTTTTCTGCTCTTTTGGTGTCTATAAACGCATTGTGTAACATTTTGAATAAATAGATGGTGTTGATAGTTCCGTTGTAATTTGCAAACCGATCCAATGAACCTTCTTTTAATTGTATTTCACCGAGCTTCAAATACATGGTTTGGATAATGTCACCAATCTCATCGGGCTTCGCACCCACATATTTTGAAATCTTAACCCATTCAACATGGCGTTTGGCGATATCATCAAGAGTTATCAAAGTAGGATTCGATTTGCAAAATAAAATCTTCAAACGAATATACCAACACATATTTGTAATTCATTGCCTCAACAAGTAATTGCCACTTCTTTTGATGCTCTGATTGTTTGTTGGGTTTGATTTTTAATTCTATGAATAACCCGTGGTGGATTAGGTTGGGAATGAATAACACAAGGTCGGCCACACCAGGAATAACCCCCTCCGCTTTTAATCTTTGGGCCGTAAACAAATCGCGTGATCCACCATTTGGGACATGGATTAACAAATCCCCCATTTGGCTATATTGTAACCTAAACCACTTAACACACGCAACTTGCATACGGCTTTCCAAATGCTTCATTCTGAATCTAAATAAATATCCTTGGCCTTGGCGAATCCTTTGTTATACCACCATTGGTTGTGGATTTGTTCATCCCGTTTTAATTCGTGGAATAAATCGGATGGGATGGTGATGTCGTGGTTTATCTGCAACCATTCAATCAACTGGTCTATTGGTGTAATTTCTTCGTTTAACATTAGTATCCTAAATCCTTTTTAACTTTGGTTTGATTGGCTTGGCGTTCATCGTACTTCTTCCCACGCAATTCGATGTTTTCTTCTTGCACCAATCTACGAACCCTTGTGATGGTGTCGGCGGATGTGAGTTTCCCGAATGCCATTATTTTTAAGAAGTGTGCCGTGGGGGTTGTTGATGATGGGTAACCCATCTTTTCCATTTCCAGTTTCCAAAACCACGCAACCAATTGATTGTCGTTGTCCTTGAAGTCGGTGTATTGCTTTAACAAGTCAATCACCGTTTGTTTTATATCCATTTTCATATTTGTCGTTACAATTATACTATTTTAATTTCAAAATTCAAATGGGGATGAAATTTTTGGTTCGGTATTTTCCCGATAACTTGTTAACCGCCCTTCGTAAAAAGTCGGGATGGTTGCACACTCCCCGTTTCTGTTCTTCATAATTATCAATTGAGCATCCTCAACCTCGGGTTTATCATCCAAATAATATGCGGGGCGAAATGGAAACATAACGATGTCGGCATCTTGCTCAATGGCCCCCGATTCTCTTAGGTCTGACAACATTGGTCGTTTATCTGCCCGTTCCTCACACTTGCGTGATAATTGTGCCAATATCATTACAGTCATTTTTAATTCCTTTGCCAACAATTTAAGCCCCCGCGATATTTCTGCAATTTCTTGTTCCCTCATATCCTTTGTACCTTTCATCAACTGAATGTAATCAATGACCAATAACCCCAACCCGTGGCGTGACTTGTGTATTTTGGCCTTTGCTTTGATTTGTGATAACCTGGTGTCCACATCATCATCTACCCAAAAATTAATTGTCTGTGTATTTGCCATCTCAATTACACTATCAATTTCGTGTCGTTGTAACGATCCGTTTCTAATCTTCCAATTGTCTATGTTACCCAATAATGAAACATATCTTTTTGCCAATTGCTCGGATGACATTTCCAAAGATAAAAACAACGCTTTGCCACCCAACTTTGCAAACTCCTTTGTGAGTGATAATGCCAATGCGGTTTTGCCCATCCCAGGTCTACCCGCCACCACTATCAAATCCCCCTCGTTGTAACCACCCAAATACTTATCCAAAAACTTCCACCCCGTTTCACGGCCCGTTAATGCGTTTCCTTTATTGGTGTTCTCAATGATTTTGTCAACCACATTATTCGTCAACTTTATTATTTCCTCGGGTTCTTTGTTGGTTGAAAATGTTGCCATCTCCATGGCGGTTTGAATATCCTCAACCAAGCTTTGCAAATTCTTATTAATGTCAATCATGCTAATTTTACGCACCAACTCATCTCGCAGATACTCATATTCAAGATGTTGTAAATGTGGTTTGATGTCATATATTCCACTTGCTTCTTGTTGTATCTTGATGATTTTAACCATTTCGGGTCGGTTAAAATGATTCCCCAGTGTTACAATATCAATGGTTTCATCCTCCAAATACATATTGGTCATAACCTCAACCAATCGTTTTGCAAATGGATCGGTAAACCAATTTTTGTTTACTTGGGGTAAAAAATGACGGGCCGTGTCATAATAAAGAATGTTGGCAAGTACGATTTGTTGTTTGTTCATAGGGTGGCAAGTTTATGTTTATTTGGTGCAATATCAAGTGGTTTAATTATTTGATATGGTAATTCATCATTCCAACGCTTCTGATTGATGAATGTAGTAAAATGCGGGATGAACTCCATTTTCTTGGCATCCTCATGGTTTTGTACATACTTTGGTATAAAGGTCAATAATAATTCCTTTTCGTCATTTCTCAATTTGTTAAATGCCTTTTCGGCGGTGGCCTTCGTTCCTTTTCTTTTGTATAAATCCCAAAAATGTTGAAACTCATATATACTTTTATTATTTATACTTATAGTATTATCATTATTACTATTACAATTCTGATATGAGGGTGGTATCAAATCTGATATGACCCCTCCCTTCAATTCTGATACTACCCCCCTATCCGTTTTGATATGAGGGTAAATCTTCCGTGCAATGATTTGCATTGATTCATCACGGATTAATTCCCTAGTTAAAAACCCACCTTGTTCCAATATGGCTAATTCCCTTTGAACTGTAATTGTTGTCATGTTCAAAATCGTTCCAATTGTTTTGTTGGATGGATATGCATACCCACTTCTTTTTGCCATCCCGATTAACATTCCCATTAATACGGCTTGTCTGGGTGTCATGTGTTCCAAATACTCGGTGGGGAATAACACAAATAATCCTAATTCTTCGTTCTCATTTTTCATAAAATAAAAAACCCCATCAAAATAGTGCAGTTGCGGTGCGACTATTCTAATAGGGTAAAAATTGTTTAACATGAGGAATCCGCAACAATCCCGTTAACACAACGAATATAAAATAAAAATCTTATATTTGCATCATCCGTTTGTTATTTGTCATAT